CTGACCAAGGATCGCCGCATTCTCGATGCGGTGCATGCGCTGGTCGGCGACACGATCTGGCAGGAGCTGGCCGACACCTACACCAACGACATGCCTGAGACCCTGACCACGGGTATGGCCGAGTACTTCCGCCAGGTTGCTGATCTGGCCGAGACTTGGGCCAAGAGTATCGGCGACGGTGTGGTGACTGATCAGGAACTGGCGGCGATTCGTCTGCAAGTGTTCCGGGGCATCCAAGGGCTGCTGGGGTTATTCAACCGCGCCACCTACGTCAACCAGACGACGCGAGGTGCTGACCGTGGCTGACATCGCAGATTTCGCCAACGATCTGGTGCAGGAACGCATCGATCAGGCCATGGCGGCGCGCAGTGCTGCCAAAGCCGAAAGCGCTGCCCATTCCTTGCTGTTCTGTGAAGCGTGTGACGATCCGATTCCGGAAGCCCGTCGCCTGGCCTCACCGGGTTGCTCGCAGTGCATCAGCTGCCAATCCCTGTCTGAGCGGGGGATTCAGCATGCTCGATGAGGTATTGGGCCAATTCGCTGATTACGGTCTGGAGCCAGCGCAACCGCTGGTGTTCGGCAAGCTGACCCGCTGCAAGACTTCGCAGGACAAGGGCAAGGAAAAGAACGGCTGGTACGTGGTTCACGAGCAGCGCACGGAGAAGGGCGATACGCTGATCTTTGGTGCTTTCGGTGACTGGCGTTCGGGCGAGACGCAGAAGATCAAGGTCAAGGCCGGTCGCATGTCGCCGGAAGAGCGCGAAGTGATGCGCGCCCGCCAGGAAGAAGCCAAGCGCCGCGCCGCCGAAATCGCGAGTAACGCTGCGCGGCGGGCCGCGAAAAGGGCGCAGGGTTTGTTTGAGCGCATGCCGACCACCGGCCGCAGCGAATACCTGGACCGCAAGCAGATCGTTGGTATCAATGTCCGATACGCGCCACGCACCGGCGCCGTGTTGGTCCCAATGAAGAACGCCCGTGATCAGATCATGGGCCTGCAGGTGATCTTCCCGAACAAGCAGGAAGACACCGGCCGCGACAAATCCTACTGGCCTTACGGCATGGCGAAGGAGGGCACATTCCACCTGCTCGGTCCGCACCCGGTACCGGGCGAACCGGTGCTGGTCTGCGAGGGTTACGCCACCGGCGCAAGTCTGCATATGGCGACGTCGCTCGCTGTGGCCGTGGCCTTCGATGCGGGCAACCTGTTGGCCGTGTGCAAGGTCATGCGCGAGCGCTTTGCCGGCTGCCCGCTGATCATCTGCCGCGACGACGACTGGAAGACCACAAAGCCTAATGGCGATGCCTGGAATCCGGGCGACGAGAAGGCGAGCAATGCTGCGTTGATCGTCGGTGCCCAGGTCGTTGCGCCGTTCTTCTCTGTCGAGCGTCACGAGAAGTGGACCGACTTCAACGACCTGCACGTCGCCGAGGGTTTGGACGCGGTGCGTCGACAGGTACTGGCAGTGGTCCGTCCACCGGCCGCTGGTGGTTGGAAAGATCAGCTGGCTCGCAGTGAGAGCGGCGCCTTGATCGCGCACATGCAGAACGTCGAACTGATTCTGGCCCACGACGAACGCTGGGCCGGGGTGATCAGCTACTGCGCCTTCAGCTCGAAGATCGTCAAGCTGCGTGCAGCGCCTTATGGCGGAGGTACCGGCGAATGGGCCGACATCGATGACGTGCGCGTGATGAAGTGGATCGCGCAGCAGTACAACCTGCGCGTGAAGTCGTCGCATGTGATTGAAGCCGTCAGCGTCGTGGCCCACGACCACGCCTTTCACCCGGTGCGCGAGTACCTGAAAAAACTTGAATGGGATCGCGTGCCGCGCCTGGAGCGTTGGCTGACGGATGTCATGGGCGTGAAGACAACGGATTACACGTCCAAGGTCGGCAAACGCTGGATGATCTCGGCCGTGGCGCGGGTGATGAAGCCCGGCTGTAAGGCTGACTCGGTGATGATCCTCGAAGGTGTACAAGGCGCCGGTAAGTCGACCGCCATGAGCGTGCTCGGCGGTGAGTGGTTCATGGATACGCCGTTTGCCCTCGGTGACAAAGATGGCTTTCAGGCGATTCGCGGTAAGTGGATTGTCGAGCTCGGCGAGCTGGACAGCTTCAACAAGGCCGAGAGCACCAAGGCCAAGCAGTTCTTCTCGGCGTCGACCGACACCTACCGCGAAAGCTATGGCCGCAGAACGTTGGACGTGCCACGCCAGTGTGTTTTCGTAGGTACCACCAACCAGGACGAGTACCTCAAGGACGCCACCGGCAACCGCCGGTATTGGCCGGTGGCCTGTACCAAGGTCGACGTGGCGTTGCTGCGCGAGATCCGCGACCAGCTGTGGGCCGAAGCGATGTTCTGTTTTGAGGCCGGCGATCTCTGGTGGGTAACGCGAGAGGAAGCGCCGATGTTCAGCGAGGAACAGGACGAACGCTTTGTGGTGGACGAATGGGAAACGCCGATCCTGACCTGGCTGGAAGAATCACAGATCGGCGAGACCACCACCGGCAGTGAAGTGATGAGTCAGGCGCTCAAGCTCGATCCCGGTCACTGGGGCAAACCCGAGCAGATGCGCGTAGGTGCCATCCTGCATCGATTGGGGTGGCGACGGTTCCGTTTGGGCGCCTTGAGCAAGAGCGGCCAACGGCCTTGGGCCTACAAGAAACCTGAGGGTTGGGGCAGGGCGCCTGCGCTGGAACAACCTGCATTTGAGGAGCCGTGCTTCGATGATTAAGGCAATCGATCTGGCCCTCAAGCAATGGGCGCAAGAGCTGCACAGCGATGAGGTCGCCGCCGGTTACTCGGGCGGCAACATGGTCGCGATGATGATGGAAAGCGGTGGCCAGCTTGTGCGCGGAAGGCGCGGGAGCAGGGTGCCGCTGGAGGCCTCGCTGGACATCGAGCGCATCGTCAAGAAACGCCTTGATCCCGAGTTGATTTCGGTGGTCCAGGTGCATTACTTCCAGCCTGATGCGCCCTTGACTGCGCGTCTGGCCAAGAGTGGCTGCACACGCAACCTCTATTACCAGCGCCTGCATGACGCTCACATCGTGGTCGAACACTTCCTCCTGGGGGAAGCGGCTTGATCGTGGGCATCCCTCTGGCTCACGCCGTCCCACCGGCCTGCATCCGTCCCACCGCTTTTTGCGGTGGTGGGACGGGCGCAGGCCCCGTCGTTGTTGGGCTGTCCCGCCGTCCCACCTTTTTCATGTCTCCCGCCCGTGTATGCGTAGCGGGCATCAATGCGCGTGTTCACGCGCACGCGTGTTTTTAAATACTCTCTCTATACACGAGAAAGGAGAGATAAAAGTAGGACGGTGGGGCAAAGCCCCAATCTGCGGGGCTTTCAGACGTCCCACCTTGTTTTAGAGAGGTGGGACGTATGGGACGCCAGAAAAGCAAAAGACAGCCGGGATAGATATTCACCGACATTCGCCAGCCGTTCACCGGACGTAAGCCACACATTCACCGGATGGCATTAAAACGGTCTTGCTGCCACCAGAATCGACCTGTAAAAAGGGGCCATCTTCGATGGGTGCGACCGCAAAGCGCGGCAGGCCACCCACCACCTGACCCGGCCATAGCGCCGGGTCTTTTTGTTTAAGGGGCAGGGCAATGACGAACGAGCAGCAGGCACTGGCAGAGATGCCGATCTGGTTGGTGATTGCCCTGTCGTTGGTTGGCGGCGTGTCCGGCGAGATGTGGCGCGCTGACAAGGATGGGGCGCGAGGCTGGGCGTTACTGCGGCGCCTCGCACTTCGGTCCGGTGCCTGCATCGTGTGCGGCGTGTCAGCGATGATGTTGCTGTTCGGCGCGGGCCTGTCGATCTGGACAGCGGGCGCTTTGGGTTGCCTGACCGCGATGGCCGGCGCCGATGTCGCCATCGGCTTGTACGAACGCTGGGTGGCCAAGCGGCTGGACCTGAGCGAGGCCGAGCCGAAGGCATGAGCCGGGCAGGCCGGGTAGGGCGCCGATTTTTACGGGTCCTCCCTGAGGGCCGCCCCCTACACGGGTTATCGAACTCGCGGAATCTCTCTAGCTAAAACCTTCGCAGGGATGTCCGTCTTTCCAAGTGGAAGGCGGGTCTCAGCACTGATAACGATCACGGATGTGCCGGTTGTAGTACGAGCCTTTGGATGTGGCCATCATCAAACCCTGATGCACTGTTGAGGGAACGCCGCAGAAGTCGTAGGAGTGGCCTTGTTCAAAGCGGATCTTCATTCGTCTCGTTGCTGGATCGTAGCCAACAGCAGTCATCGCACTGGAACGCACGGCAATCATTTCCATGACTTCTCTCCCTCTGACAGTTCTTCAACAGAGACTAGTCGAGCGAAACGGATCTGCAGCCCAGGTCACCAAAAAGGCGCCGGGGACCCTGGGGACTTTCAAAGGACACGGGGTCGGAAACCCGCGGGATCGTGTTAGTGGGAGGCCCGCCAGCTTACTGAAATTTCAATCCATTGAAATCTTGAAAGGATTCATTGAAAAGCCGCTGAAAAGGAGGGCTTATGAGCACAGCTACGTACCTGTCAAAGAGCGCCTTTGCTGCGCACATCGGACGGTCGCCGAGTTACATCACCTGGCTGA